ATTGGAATATTGATGGTGAAGTTGATACTGCTTTTTTTGCTGACTATGATTTTGCTTTCTTAGGAGACATTCACAAGTTACAGTATTTAGATGATGATAAAAGAATAGCGTATTGTGGGTCGTCTATCCAACAAAATTATGGAGAAACACCTGGTAAGGGTTTCTTATTTTGGGAGATTGAAAATAAGGATAAGTTCACTAGCACATTTTATGAGATACCTCATGACAAACCATTTGTTACAGTTGATTGGGCCGGTGATATTCAGACAACCCTTGATGATGCCGAAGATTATCCTGACGGTGCAAGATTTAGGGTACGCACACAAGAACCCATTTCACAACCAGAGATAAAGCAGCTACATACAGCTTTAAAAGAGTTTAAGGAAGCATCTGAGATAGTATATAAGAATGATTATGACTCAGACCTTACAGTTATTAAAACTAATGGTAGTTCATTTTTTAAGAATGACTTAAGGGATCCAAATACTCATTGCAAGCTACTTCGTGAATATTATAAGGAGGTGCCCCTAACAGAGGAAGAGCTGGCACAACTTGACAGCCTGGCTACGAAATACGTACATCAGCTAGCGACAGGTGATACTGTGAGAAACATTAAGTGGTCAATTAAGAGGCTGGCATTTGATAATATTTTCTCATATGGTAAAGGGAATGTTATTGACTTCGAGAACCTTGGCGGAATTACGGGTCTCTTTGGCCCAAACAGGGTTGGTAAATCATCAATTCCTGGTGCATTAATGTATGGTGTTTTTAATACAACAGATAGGGGCTCAATAAAGAATCTTCATGTCATTAATTCAAGAAAGGGCTTCTGTAGGGCCGACATTGATATAGGGGTATCAGGTAAAAGCTTTCGGATCGAGCGTCAGTCTGTAAAACATGAGACAAAAGCCGGCAAGCTTCATGCAGTTACACATCTAAACTTATTTAGATTGGGTGAAGACGGCGTACCTACACTAGACTTAAGCGGGGAGCAGCGCCGAGAGACAGAGAAGGATATTAGAAAACTTGTGGGATCACCTGAAGATTTTTTATTGACGTCCCTTTCAAGTCAGGGGGAAATGAATGCATTCATTAAACATAAGGCAACCCAACGAAAAGCAATTTTAACAAACTTTTTGGATCTAAACATATTTGACCAGATGGAAAGTTTAGCAAGGGATGAATCCGCTGGGATTAAGGCAACATTAAAGCTTGACCCTGGTACTGATTATGAAACCAAAATTCTAGAGACTCAGGTTGAGCATGATGCAAAAGTAAGAACCAGGGATGAAGTTGATATAGAGTTAACAAAGCTAAGAAAAAGACTTCAAGAACTAAAAATATCTTTGGCAACACATAAAGATAAGGACCTTGTTACTCGTGCTGACGTAGAAGAACAAGAGGAAAAAATAGAAGCTGCACGACTAAAGCTAAACGATACTCAGGAAAAAGAACAGGTATCTAGTGAAGCAATAAAGTTGCTACAGGAAAAGATAGAAAAAATCCAGACAATCAAAGAGCAGTTTCCAATAGAGGAGCTAAAAGAACGGTTGGCTGCACAGGTAGATCTTGAGCGTTCCCTAGTAGGACTAGAACATACACATGAAAAAGAAAAGACTCTTCTCAAAAGCCAAAAGAAATCTGTAAGTTTGTTAGAGGAAGTACCATGTGGTGATCAATTTCCAACGTGTAAGTTTATAAAAGACTCACATAAAAATAAGAAGTTGCTTATTGAGCAAGGGGAGCGTACAGCAGATCTACTCAGCCAGGTGAAGGCGGCAAAAAAGGCACTAAAGATTTTAGCCCAAGAGAACCTTCAAGAAAAGGTTGAGAAGTATGATTCATTACTTAAGCAAGGTTCACAATTACGAATTGACGTCTCAACAGAGTCAGTTAATCTACATGAACTCCAATCATTGGAAACTAAGCTGTCGTCTTTAATTGAGCGTGGCAAAAGTATGTTATCAGACATGTATATGCGTGTCTCAGATTCTGAAGAGGCAAGCGGGGTTAGCAAGGTAAAGAAAGAAATTTCTGGCATATCTGATCAGGTACTTGAGAAAGACGCAAAAAGAATGTCGTTATCAGAGTCAATTGGCTTATTGGCTTCTGAGATCGATCGCTTAAAGATAGATAGGGACGAGCATAATAAATTATTGATGCAGTGGAAGGTTTATGACCTATTCATGGGTGCTGTATCAAAGAATGGCATCCCTCGCCAGATCATGATGTCTCAACTCCCAGTTATTAATGCCGAAATTTCAAAAATTCTTCAGGATGCTGTTGGATTTACTGTAGAGCTTGAAGCTGAGTCATCTTCAAATTCAATGGACATTTATATCAACTATGGTGACTCTAGAAGAATCATTGAATGTGGCTCCGGGATGGAGAAGATGATGTCTTCACTTGCAATTCGGGTTGCACTCATTAATATTTCATCTTTGCCAAAAACGGATCTGCTTATTATTGATGAGGGATTTGGTGCCCTTGATGAGATGAATGTAGAATCATGTAATAGGCTACTTAAGTCTCTCAAAAGATGGTTTAGGAATATATTGGTAATATCACATGTTGATGGTGTAAAAGACGTTGTTGATAATGTGATAGAGATAACCAGGCGAGGAAAAAATGCCCAGGTAATCTATAATGGTGGGGAGTCAATGGATCATGAATAAGAATTTTCATGAAGATGAGAATGGGTTTTTAGTTATAACATCCTCGGATACATCATCTACTAAGAGGCATGTTCCTCTTGAGTGTCCCATCTGTGGGTTCTTAATGAGAGATAATACAGATGTAGTATCATTTCACCGGTGGAATTGTTGCGATTATTGTTATGATATGTGGGTAGATACGGACCCCCAAGGGTGGAAATCAGGAAAAAGACCCTCACTAGAAGAAAAACTACGAATTAGAAAAAAAAGACTGACGTTGCCATCATATGGGGTTAGATAGATCTACAGGCAATAATTACATAGGGAGGAACCAGGAGACCATTATGTTATCAAAAGAAGAAATTAATGAATTAGGGAATATCCTAAACCACACATGGGGCAGATCAGGTGCCGGAATTACATCAAAATTACATGGCGACAGGCTACTATTAAGCTTTAGTACGATCGTTCATTTTGCATCAGAGGATTCTTTGCAACAGCAGATGCCTAGTCTGGTAGATGAATCTATGCAATTATTAACTGCACGTTTGGGTGAGGTTAAGAAACAATTTAAGGATGCTACCGGCAACTCATTGAGTCTTAGTGAGTTTTCTAATAGGGATAGGGTTGAGCTTGTATCGGCAACTGCAAATTCTTTAAGAAGAATTGCATATTACAATCGTGACCTAATATTAGACATCAAGAACTAAGCGAGACGAGATGCCTCCTGTTAACAAGCAACGCCAGGTAAAGGAAATAGTCCGCTGCGGCAAGGATCCAGTTTATTTTTTCAACAAGTATGTAAAAATACAACACCCGACCGCTGGCCTAATTCCGTTTAAGACATACGATTTTCAAGATCAGTGTGTCAATGATTTCATAAGCAATAGGTTTAATGTAATCCTAAAGTCCCGGCAGCTTGGCTTATCAACAATTAGTGCAGCATATGCTGTATGGTTGGCTGTTTTTTATAAGGATAAGAATATCCTGGTAATTGCAACGAAGTTAGCAGTTGCAATGAACTTTATAAAAAAAGTAAAGGTTGCATTAAGAAACGTACCACCATGGCTAATATTACCTGAACTTACTACTAGTAATAAGCAATCTGTTGAGTTTAGCAATGGCTCAACTATTAAGGCTATTCCTACGTCTGATGATGCCGGCCGCTCCGAAGCGTTGTCATTATTAATTGTGGATGAGGCTGCATTTGTTCGTAACTTTGATGAGCTATGGATGGGCCTATACCCTACACTCTCTACCGGTGGTCGTGCGATTGTATTATCAACGCCAAATGGTGTTGGTGGCCAATACTATGATTTGTATATGAAGGCTGCTGCAGGGGAAAGTGAATTTCATCCCATTCGGCTACCATGGGATGTGCATCCTGAGAGAGATGAAACATGGTTTGAGAATGAGTGTAAAAACTTATCTAATAAGCAAATTGCGCAAGAGTTACTATGTGACTTTGCAGCATCAGGTGATACATTTTTAGCGGCAGAGGATATTGAATATATCCGAACAGCTGTTAGGAACCCATTGGAGAAGTGGGGCCCGGATATGGGGGTGTGGGTGTGGAAGTATGCACTATCTGAGCATCGGTATATTATATCTGCCGATGTTTCTCGAGGTGATGCTGCAGATTATTCAACGTTTTGTGTAATCGATACAAATGAATCAGAGGTAGTTGCAGAATATAAAGGTAAATTACCCCCAGATCAATTTGCGATGTTACTCAATGAAGCTGGGATGAGGTATGGTAAGGCCCTAGTTTGTCCTGAGAATAACACATATGGGTATGCGGTCATTATGAAGCTGGTCGAAATGAATTATCCCAACCTTTATTTTAAGAAGCAAAGTGACAAATATGCTTCGATGTATGGGGAAAGCAATATCCACAAAGTAGGATTCACGATGACGGCACCAGCTAGAATACAGGTATTGACAAAGCTGGAAGAAATTCTAAGAAATAGACAGATTAAGATATACTCTACAAGATTATATGATGAATTAAAGACATTCATCTGGAAAGGTAATAAGGCACAGGCTCAAAAGGGTGCCAATGATGATCTTGTAATTGCCCTTGCTATTGGAACATGGCTTTATGATACATCACCCAACTATAATCAATATACGGTAAGTGTCAATGATGCGATGCTAGCTGCATTTGCAGTTAATGGATCTTCTGAGAATAAGGCTCCATCGTCCGCAGATATTTGGAGTAATCGTGGTGCATCACCCAATCCATTTCAACCAATTGTAATGGGAACAATGCCTGAAGTATCAGGCTCAGATTCCCCTTACGGAGATATGTCATGGTTATTGAAATGATTTATTATCTTGGCAATTGTGGTATAATCTCAATATGCCCGAGAAAGAGTAGAGGATAGGCATGGCAAAGAACAAAAATCTATTCCAACGATTGACGCAACTATTTAGGGGCGGCCCAATGGTTAAGCGCAGGGTCCGTGATTTTCAATCTAAGGGTGCCCAGTCTACGCTGGATATGTTCTCTAAACAACACAGTGATGTATATAATAGTACATTATCTGCTTATGGGGCATTTGATAGAATGTCCAGATACAGCGACTTTAGCGAAATGGAGGCTACTCCTGAGATTGCGTCTGCTTTAGACATATATGCCGAGGAAACAGTATCCCCAGATGAAAAGGGCCACATTCTACACATCTATTCAGAGAATCGTAGGATCCAAGAGATTCTTGATACATTATTTTTAGAAACGATGAATGTTGAATTTAACTTACCCATGTGGGTAAGGAACTTATGCAAGTATGGTGATTTTTTCTTATTTAATGATGTATCACCAGAATTTGGTATGATAAATGCATATCCAATTCCTATATCGGAGATTGAGCGTGAAGAGGGATTTGATCCAGATGACCCTTCTGCTGTGAGGTTTCGGTGGATAACACAAGGGAATCAAGTTTTAGAGAACTGGCAGGTATCTCATTTTAGGCTTTTAGGCAATGATGCCTTTCTTCCATATGGAAACTCTGTTTTAGAGTCTGCTAGGCGCATATGGAGACAATTGATTCTTATTGAGGATGCCATGCTGGTATATAGGGTCATTCGTGCTCCAGAACGAAGGGTATTCTATATCGATGTTGGTAATGTTCCTCCTGAGAATGTTGCAGAGTATCTACAACAGGCTCAGACGTCTCTTAAAAGAAGT